CGCTGCCCACCTCGGCCAGCACCACCTGACCGCGGGCGTTGTCGGTGCTGAACACGCGAAACAGGCTCAGCAGCCGGTCGATGGATTCGAAGGCCGTTTCCCCCGGCTCGATCGTGTGATCGGCCAAACCCCCGGTCGTGGCAATTTCGCTTTTTACGGCGAGCCCGTACTCGCCGGCGATCGCCTGGACAATCTTCTGAACGCTCTGCCCCTTCCACTGCCCAGGCTTGTTGATCGCGCCGCAGTCAACCAGATCGGCCGTCAGCGACCGACCCGTGATGGATGTGGTGATTTGCTCGTCGTCGTAGTTGATCGGCGTGGCATCCACCCAGCCGGTGATGATCAGGTCGCCCCCGATCCGCACTTCGCACCGAGCTCCCTGCTTGACCGGGCGCAGGATGTTTTGCCCCGGCCACTTCCAGGTGATGCCGATGTTGAAGCTGGCGGCCTGTCGTTCAAGCCCGGTGGTGATCTCCGCCGAAGTCCAGCCCGAATAGTCCAGACCATCAACGGTCATGGTCACGGCCGTTGATGGGTCGGACATGCTGATTTACTCCCGGGCGATTTGCAGCGGTGCGGCCGGCACGAAGCCGGGATGGATGATTTTGTTGCGCTGAACCACTTCGCCTTCGCGGGTGGCGTCGCCGAAACGCCGGAACGCCAGCACCAGCGCTGGGGATGTTTCCAGCGGTGTGACGGTCTCCAGCCGGGTGCCGGATGCGGCGACGGCTGTCAGGTGCCGAACCACGTGTTGCCGGGTGGCATTGACCAGCGGGTAATAGCTGGCGTCTGACTTCAACGCCGCCTGCCAGAACACCTCATCCAGTTCATCGCGAGCCGCGATGACATCGTCTGCGACTGGCACCTCGGGTCGTACTGTCGGGTCAACCAGCTGCTGCTCGACCGAGGCGGCGGGAGCGTCGGCTTCCGGCGGTGTCACCACCGGCATTTCGGCAACGGTCGCGGCCGCTTGGACAAGCAGCGCGTCCTGCACCAAGTCTGCCAACGCTTGCGCGGCGGCAGTGGTATCACCGCCGCTGCCGCCGGCAACCTCGTTGATGGTCGACGCGTCTTCTGCCTGACTGGAAACCGTGGCCACCGCCGTCGTGTAACTGTCGAACGCGGCAGCGCTGGCACTGCTCTTTTTCTCGGAGCCCTTGGGCACCAGTGAAGACAGGCCGAGATCGCTGAAGTAGCCGCTGAATAAGCCCGACAGTGAGTCGGGCGCATTGATCAGCATCTGTGCCATCGACGTGACCGTGCCGATGAGTCCGGCCAGCGGTGAGAACTGCCCGGACAAGATGCCGAATACCCCTGTGACCTGATTCTGCAGGCCGATCAAATTGATGCGCGCCGTGTCGATTTTCGCCATGGCGGAGTGGTACCGATCCAGCGCCCCGCTCCAATAGCTTGCGGAGGTCTGCCCCAGCATTTTCGCAGTGTTGGCTTTGACCGCAGGGTTTTGCACCGCATTGCCGGGATAGAACGTCAGATCGAAGCTGACCATCCCGCCTTCGCGGCGGCTGTGGGACATCTCACAAGCGCCAGGCACCACTGCCAGCTGCCCCAGCCAGGGATGGACAAGGGTGCCCTCGCCTTCCTTTTCGAGCGCCGTCAGCAGTTTGTCCCGGCGGGCAAAGCAGTCATCCCCAATGATGAAGGCCCGGACCTTGTGAACCCGGGCAACCTTGCCCATCTGCTCGGCAAAAGCCTGGTCCCGCTTCGGGTATTCGTGAAGCTGCACCTTGCGCCCCACCGGAACGGACGTGTCCTCGATGAGGAACGTCTCGCCGCGGAAGGACGCCGGCAACAGCTGGGCGCGCCAAGTGTCGGCCATTTACTGTGCTCCAGACAGGGATCGATAACCAACGCTCGGTGTGACGCTAAGGCCTGGCTGATTGGTTTTGGCCGGCTCCACCCGCAGACCGGCCGGCGCTCCTTCGAAGCGCATCACCATCTCACCTTGAAGCTGGGTCTTGTTACCGCCGGCCAACAGGCTTTGGGTTGCGCCTTGAAGGCCTGCGGTACCACGCCCAAGCAAACCCGCGCCGGCGGCGGTCGGGTCGCTGCCGGAAAAGAAGTCGGCAACGCCAGACGCTTTTCCTTTAACCCAGTCAGCAGCGCCAGCGGCTTTACCGTTGACCCACTTACCCGCATCCATCAGCGGCTCAATGTAGGGTTTGATCCGATCAAAGAACCCTTTGAACCACGCCACCAGCGGCTCCCACTTCTCGGTTACCAGCTGCACCGGATCAAAGCCGATCTGCTCCTTGAGCCGGGTCCAGCCAACTTCGGCTGCCACTTTGATGAAGTCCCAAAGCGCCGAGAAGAACGTTTTAAGTGGCTCCCAGTTTTCAATGATCTGGCCGATGGGCGACCAGGCGAACGCTGTCTTGATCCATACCCAAAAGCCTTCGGCGACTGCCTGGATGAGCGACCAAAACCCTTGAAGGTAAGCGCTGACTGCGTCCCAGTTGGCGACTACCTGTCCCACCGGCGACCAGTCGAAAGCGGCTTTGATCCACGACCACAGCGCCTCGCCTGCGGTTCGTATGCTTTCCCATATCTTCTCGAAATAAGGCGCTAACACGCCCCAGTTCGCGACGATTCGACCGACTGGTGACCAGCTAAAGACAGTTTTCAACCAAGCCCATAGGGCCTGTCCTGTGGATTTTATGACTTCCCATATCCGCATGAAGTAAGGGCCCAACGTGTCCCAGTTTGAGACGATGATTCCGACCGCGGCGGCAATCGCCGTGGCCACCAGCCCTATAGGGTTGGCTCTCAACACAAGGCTCAAAAGCTTCGTCGCGACCACGGCGCCGATGATCCCGACCCGCAGAATCGTGAAAGCCACCGCGGCTGCGGCAATGCCCTGGACGAAGTTCGGGTTGTCACGGATGAAGTCCCCCACTCCGTTCAGCAACGGCTGCAAGGCAATCACGACCGCGTTGAGCGCCGGAAGAAACGCATTACCGAGCATGATGCTGTTACGCATCAAGGCGTTGCGCATCAATGTGAGATTGTTCTCAGTCGTTGCGGCGCGCGATGCGTACTCCGCCTGCATGGATCCTGCGTACTGCTGGGCATTTCCGGTCTTTTTGAAGTTGCCCTCAAGCAGCGTCAGGTTGGTCAGCAGCGGCGCGATTGCCGGGATCGACTCGCTGCCAAAGAGGTTTGTCAGCAGCGCCGGGCGCTTGGTGGCATCCACAGCCGATATGCGCTTGAGTACGCCGAGCATCGTGCCCTGCGCATCTTTCTGCATACCTGACGCGACCTGTTTGGAGTCGAGCCTTAACGCCTTGAAGGCCTGCGCCTGCTGCTTGGTTGCAGCGCTGCCCTTGGTCAGCGCCAGCATGAAGTTCTTGATGCCGGTTGCCGACACTTCCTGCTCAACGCCGACGCCGGCCATAGTTGCGCCCAACGCCGCGATCTGTCCGGACGCCACGCCGGCTACTTCGCCGAGTGGGCCGACACGCGTGACAATATCGGAGATCTGCTTGGCGGTTGCCGGGCCGGTGTTGCCTAAGTAGTTGATCTTGTCGGCCAGTCCCACCACATCGGTTTGGGTGAGCTTAAAAGAGGTCCGCCACTTCGCCATCATGTCGCCGCTTTCCTCAGCGGTCTGGTCGAAGGCGATGCCCATCTTGACCGCATCCTCGGCGAACCCTTTGAGTTCGTCCCGAGCGATGCCGGCTTGGCCGCCCGCCGCGACGATCTTCGCGATATCGGTGGCGGCCATCGGGAGACGTGCTGACATCTTGGTGATGTCGTCGCCCATCTCCTGAAATTGTTTCGGGGTGTCGAAGTTGACGACCTTGCGCACGTCCGCCATCGCAGACTCGAACTGGATGGCAGCATGGGTTCCCACCACGAACGGCGCAGCCAAGGCGCCACCCGTAATCGCTTCCTTGAACCCGATGCTGCCCAGCCCCGTTGCCTGAAGATTCTTGCGAAAGCCCGAGATATTCTTCTGTATGCCGGCCAGCATCGGAGACAGCTTGTCGGCGCCCGTGATGAGCGCCTTGAGCTGAAATTTATCTGCCATCAATTCACCTGCTGGGTGCGATTGATCCGCTGTCCGTGCGCCAGCGATTCAAGGATTTCATCCAATGGCCTGGCCATCATCTGTTCGGGGTCAACCTTCCAGAAGAAAGCCAGGTCATACACGCTGCTGATCAGGCCTTCGATGGAGTCGACGCCGGCGTCATGAAAAAACCCGCCACCTTCCACGCCAGGGTGTTGAGGTCAGAGAGGTCGAGCTGATCAATCGAACTCGGTGGGATGTCAGCGCAAGCGACGATGTACTTGGCGGCCACGTCCAGATCGATCGCGATCGATTCGTCCATGCCCATGCGGTACGGCAGCGCCTTGATGGCCCGCGCCTCTTTCGAGGTGGGACGCCGTAGCGTCAACTCGGTCAACGTTTCGCCGTGCGCCTGAATCGGCGAGCTCAATTTGACCGGCGCATTTGGATCTACAACCGCTTCTTCTTCGTTCACGACCAAACCCCTTTGATGCCGTCAAATTGCAATTCGATGGTGCCTTCTTCGCCGTTCGAGGTGGGTTGCTCCACCATGTACGCGCCGGAAAGCGTGTAGACCTTGCCGTTCTTGAACTCGCCGGTAATTGTCATGTTGGTGCCGTCTACCAGCTTCTTCAGCGGGAAACCCGGCGTGTGCACGGCGGTTACCTTGATGAACGGTGCGACGTCCTCTTCCTTGAAAAATCCGGGGACCACGGTTTCCCGCGTCTTATCCGACAGCGGCGCTTCCATGCCGCCCTTCAGGGTCAACTGCATACCGTCGACCTTGACGTAGCAGGTACCTGCAACTTTCTGCCCCATGGCTGGGCCTCCAAACTAAAAAGCCCGCGCGAGGCGGGCTTGGGGTGGTGGGACAGCGTTACGCCGCGTCGGCGGCGTACTGTTGCCGGAACTGGTTCAGCAACGCGAAGATGCGCAGACCGTTGACGTAGTCTGGCGGATACAGCACGTTCACCCGGCTTGGGTTGTTGCTGTCGCGCTCCACGATCAGGTACTGCTGGAACATCTCCGAATTCTCGACGTGGCCGTCGAGCTCCATCTTTCCGTACTCGCTGATCAGCTCGCCGCGAATCACATTCGGCGTGACGATTGGCTGCCCATCACCGAACTGAGTTCCATCGTTCGCCAGCTTGTGACGACCGTATTTGCTGGTGATGATCGACTTCAGACGGCGCACGATGTACGCGCTCTGGTGCATGGTCTCGCTGTCCAGGTACGAATCGTCCGGCTGGCCGTACGCGTTCTTCTGGTAGGTGGTGATCGCGCGCTGAATGCGCATGTAGCCGCCTTCGAAATACAGAGTAGCGATGCCGTACTGCAGCAGCGACTGGTACTCGTTGAGCATGAATCGGCTGCCTTCCGGCGCCGGGTCGATGCCGACCAGCGCACCGGTCTGCGTCGGACGGCTGGCATCGGCGGAGATGAACACGGCCTGACGTGCCGCTGCCGCTGCTGCCACTTGCCAAAACGGCTGTGGGACGCCTTGTTCGAAGCCGAAGATGGTGGCGTGCTGATCGTTGCGCCCTTGGCCTGCCGCAACCAGCACGCCGAGCGTGCCGCGCATCGCGCCGAACACATGGCCATAAAGCTGCTTGGCCCACGACCAGCGACCGCTCATGTCATTCATCGCCGCTTTCCACGCATCGAGGGTGGTGGTATCGGTCCAAGGCACGCACAGGAACTCGAATGGCGCATCGCCCAGAGCGGCCAGCGCTGCCGTTGCGTCCGGCGAGCCCGCGCCACCTGCAAGCGCGGTGATAGCGACGGTGAGACCGGCAGGGGTCACTTCGCCGTTGCTTTGGCCCAGTCGATTGAGCGCCAGACCGATGTCGTTAGCGGACGCTCCCTTCCATTTAGCGGTCAGCGTCACGTCGCCAGCAGCCGCGGTTGCTGTCACCGGCAAATCGGCAGCGGCGTTGACCTTGGTCGCCAGCGCTGCGGCGGCGGCCGTGGGATTACTGCCGGAGGGGATGCTGGCCTGTACTCGATCGCCGCCTATGTACAGGCTGATCAAGCCAGGCTCGGTGGCCGCGCCCGTGAACGAAACCTTGCCGGTTGCCACCGCGCCGGTGTCGGCCTTTAGCGGCAAGCACCAGATCTCGCCGACCGGATCGTTCTCGCGCCAGACGCTGTACATGGCAGCGAGCATCGAGCCCTGCCCGCCGATGGCTTTTGCCTGCGCCAGACTGGACACCAGCGTCAACTTGCCAATCTGTGCGGAGGTCGATGTGTCGTTGACCTGACCAACGATCAGACGTCGCAGCGTGCTCGGCGCGCTGTTTGCCATGGAGTTATCCATTTCCGCATAGAACAGCGGAAC